TCTTCTAATGCTTCGTGTTTGTCTTTCTTAGTATTTACCTTTAAAAGATCGCCATAATCTACAATAATAAGATCTGGCGTTTTACCTTGCATTATGGTTTTTTCAACATGAGCTTTGAGTGCCATTGCGCCAACTGATTTAGTTGGATAATATTTAACAATCAAATTACCCGTTAAAGAACGCATCTTTTCCTCGACAGTGGCTTGATGATGTTTTAGAGTTTGTGCATTAATACCAGTTAATACAGAATCATAACGTTGTCCTACATAGTTTTCATTAAGCTCCAATGTATAATGTATAACCGTTTTGCCTGCTTTCACTGCATTTGCACCAATATTAATAAGCATCCATGATTTACCAATACCTGCAGGAGCCATTACAACGCCTAATTCGCCCGGAGCTAATCCTCCATCCATTAAATCATCAATAACATCCCAACCAGTTGTAATTGTATGTCGAGCTGCTTCATTGTAACGAGATGCTACATCATTGATATAATCTAATCCAATGTTTGTGTCAGCACCAGCTTTCATGGCACTATCCATTTTAGATTTAATTTCATCATAGTTACCCATTTTAAGCAAGGTAACTGAATCCATGATAGCTCGTTTGATTTCTTGATTCTTACAAAACTTTAGAATCTCATCTTTTACAAAAGAAAGATCATCCGATTCCATGTATCGGAATACTTCTTTTAATTGTTCTAATATTGCAGTTTTAAGAATGTCATTCTCAATCTCAGTTATTTTTACTTTAAGTACATCTTTAGAAGGAGGTGTTTTATATTCTTTAAAATGTTCTAATATAACTTCAAGTAACCAACTATTTGATTCAGATTCAAAATAATCGGGTTGAATAATATCTGCAATTTGTTGTAAAAATATTCTATCCGTAAATAATGCTGCTATGACTTTGACTTGAAATCCAAATCCGTATTCACTTAATTTATCTGTCATATAACCATTATATAAAAATCATTGTTAAATTCAAATCATTTATGTGTTTGTTTTGCAAACGCATTCAAAGATAACCATGTATTATTCAACCAATCCGGTAAATTCTTCATGATAGCCCACATCTTATCTTCATAAAATAATCTTTGAAATTCTGGCCTATTTAATTGCGGTATTGGTTGTTCCATAATACCACGAATCTTACTTGCCGCCGGGGCTGGAATATCTAATAATTTGATATTCATGAGTTGATAATTTTGCTCAATAATTCGAGCATTATCTAGAATCTTTTGATATGATTTAGATTCTTTAAGATTGTTTCGACTTTTATCTAATAATGCATCAACTGAATATTCTGCGGGTTGTGCTAATTCAGGAATCAATTTTAAAATAGTTTTTGGTCCTATTCCATTAACGCCCGGAATATTATCAGAAGCATCGCCTGTAAACGATCTATAAATAACCATGTTATTAGGATGCACTCCGAATTCTTTATGAACTGCTTCTACATCATACATTTTCTTTTTAATGGGCGACCAAACTTGAATTCGATCATCTACCAATTGGTAGAAATCTTTATCCGTAGAAACAATAGTAATCTTTTTGCAAGTATCTTCATACATTTGTGCAATATACGCAATTGCATCATCTGCTTCAATGCCATCTATTGCCATGAATGTAACTGGCAAATTATCTAGATATGAAACCAATCTGCTAAATTGATGACGCATTGATTCTTGTTCATCTTCAATAGTTAAATTATGATGATCATGACGACGAAGTTTTGTTTTATTTGCTCGATTAGCTTTGTAATCGCCGTAAATCTTTTTACGTTTAGCGGAACCACCTCTACCATCAAATACAATGATACATCGGGTTGGTTTAAAATCTCGAACTGTCTTACCTATTGAATATAGAAATCCAGTAATACCGCCAATATGATCTCCATCTTCATTGTAAGCAGGAGTAGCGCCAAAGCTACGAATGAAAGTATTCAAGCCGTCGAATACCATGAAATGATCATTTACATCCGACGGGCTTGAAGTTCTTTCTTGTTGTAACTCTTTAAATAATCTTTGATACTTATTCATTATCCTTCTTCGTCAATGAATTCGTCTGTGATTATTACATCATCAATACCACCATCAACACCAGCTTGATATTTGAATATATAAGCATCGCAGATTCTTCTATATAACCTATCTTTTGCTTCTGGGTTATTAATAACCTTTTCTACAAAATCTTTGCTTTGGAATTTTAATTCGCCAAACGTTTCACCCGTTTCATGATCAACATCTTCTAATGTATACCATGCACCTGATTGTTTGACTAAATCAAAATTTTTCATGATAGATAACCAACCACCATAATTGTCAATACCACTATCATAGTAAATTTCATAATCTACTTTGCGATGCGGCGGACCCATACGATTCTTAACTACCTGTACATTTGTTTTGCTACCTACAACTTGTTCAACGCCAGATACTTTAGCTTTGATCATACCTGTATTTTTAAGTCGAAGTCGAACTGATGCGTGGAATGGAATTGCCTTGCCACCCGCAGTTGTCCATTGGTCTCCAAATGATACGCCTAATTTAGTACGTAACTGATTTGTAAAGATAAGACAAATACGCTCACGTGCAATCCAATTAGTTACTTTACGCATTGCTTTCGACAAGATGATTGACTTTGAAGTTGCATAACCATCTTTATCATATTCAGCTGACATTTCAATTTTTGTAGATGCACCCATAATTGAGTCTACAACAATTGTAACTAAACGATCTTTATCTGATTTGCGAACGCCTTCTACAATTGTTTCAATTGTTTCAAAAATTTCTTCAATTGTTTCTAATGGTACATATAGCATTGTTTTCAAATCAACACCAATAGCCGTTAAGAATTCAGCACTCGTAGCAGATTCGGTATCAATATAAACAGCTAATCCACCCTTCTTTTGTGTTTCTGCTAAAGTGTGTGCTGCTAATAATGATTTACCAGATGCTTCTAATCCGGTAATTTCAGTAATCCGGCCTACAGGAAATCCTCCATAAGGCCGGTTTGAAATTGCTAAATCAAGCATCGAGCATCCTGAAGAAATCCATTCTGATACATTGCTTGGAGAATCTTCATCGCCATCTAAAAAAAACGCAGTCTTAAGATTTTGTCCTTTAAATTGCTTGTTGATACTATCTGCTAATGTATTTGCTAGACTGTCTTCTAGTTCCAGTTTACTTTTACTCTTTGCCATTTATAACTCCTTGTTATTTGAATAGATCATTGAATGCATCTGCAACGTTTTCAACTTTAGTTGCTGCTGGTTTGCTTGATGCTGGTGCTGTAGGAGCTGATTCTTCTTTATCTGATTCAACATCTGAATCTGCATTTTCTGGATTCATCCATTCTTCTAATGCTTCTTGCAATTCATCAAATGTCGGCTCTGGAAATAAATCAGTGATTTGTGGTTGATTCATAATCTTCTGAGCAACTTCTTTATCTTCTGTAGCAGGTTGCGTATTTGGTTTAACACGAATTGCTGTCTTAGGATATGAACCCGTACCCTCTGCCGGCGTAAATTCTACATCAATATCACGACCATTCATTAAGTCGGTAATATCACCATAATCAGCATCTGCAATAATAGAAAGCAATTCCGTATAAATGGTTTTACCAAAGCCCCAGAATTTAACTCCTTCAGATTCTTTACCACGAACGATAACAGGAACATAAGTTCTCATTTTTGGTTCAATTTTACGACCCATGAGCCAATCTTCTTTGTCTCCGGTCTTTTTAAGTTTTTCAGCAAACTCTACAATTGGATCTGCATTTCCGAATGTGATGGGTGACAACATGGTTTTTTTACCAATGTCATAATGGAAATACAATTCTAGAAATGGATTTTCTTTGCGATGAATGTAAGGGACGATGCGAACACGTGTCTTGCCAGATTCAGGCTTCCAGATGTTGCTTTTTTTGTCATCGGTTTTGTTTAATTGATTAAGTTTTGCTTTGATAGCGTCAAGGTTAAGTGCCATAAGTACTCCTTTATTGATTAAGTTAATAAAATATTTAAATTATAATTACAATATAAGTAATTAATTCGTTAATTCAAAGTAATTTGTTAAGTATTTTTTAAATCTTTTACATATATAAATATTAGTTCCAAGAAAGTTTCTTGAAAAACACAAGGTCGATAACTCGGAAGCCTGCATCATCTGTAAGTATAAATGAATTTTGATATATGCTCCAATCAAGTTGAAACGTTTTGTCTAATACGCCATTATTTACGGCTCTGATAACTTCATTAAGTGCATTAACTGTATATAATGTATTAGTTTCCTTTTTGCGATGAATGCTAATTGTATTCTGTCCTCTTTGAGTGCCAGCATCTGCATTGTATGTGCAATATAAATTATCTGCGGATTCTGCATTAGCAAATACAAATATCCGACGTTCTGGTATAATATAACTTTGCTGTATATATTCCGTTACTATGTTTAAATCTGATCTATGTGCGAATGTGCAAAGCAGTTGTGTTTTCAAGTTGTTACTCCTTGGCGAATAAATTTTTATAGTTTGCTTCAATTGTACCGCCATTGATTACAACATTAGCTAGTACTGTATCAATATCTAAAGATTCAAAGTCAATTTCATATGTATATATATCAGTTGGATTTTTACTACTAGTATTGATTATATATCCGCCATCGCCTGGTTTAATTTGTAATTTTTCACGTAATATATTCGTTAATAATGCAGCAGCTGCAGCTCGAGGTTCATAAGTGTCATCTCGTAAATTTAATGATTGTTTAACTAACTCAATTTGTGAAAATAAATTTCGAAATATAGGAAATGATTCAATTAATTCCATTTTTGATGGTAATCTATCCAGAGCAATAAATGTTCGAAATGCTTCTTCTAATTCTTTACCACCAAAGGCTAAATCAGAATAAACTTTTTTTGAATCATCTGATGATCCGAATGTTTGAGCTAATGTATGTATACCAAAAATAATTGAAACTAATTGTCTAGTTTCTTTAAATTTTTGAAATCTGCCTAATCCTATTCTAGCATTATGGGATGGATAACTTTTTACTTCAACATTATCAGAATCAATTGTTAAATCAGGTTGGTCGTCGCCGCGATTATCAATTGTATTTACTGCTGGATTTTGATATTGATATAACCAATATAATGCAATTTCTCCTTTTCCTATAATAGCAGAATTCATAGTTTCAGGCCAAAGTTGTTTAAATATCTCAGCATCCTTTGAAGTTAATGCTAATGGTCCATTATCTAGATTATAATGGCCTTGTACTTGCGGTATTTCAGCTTCAGGATCTAACCCTAATCTCGATTTAATTGCAGCATCATAATCTGCAGAACTTTCCGTTAATATAGATGTTTTGGTATTTATAGATTCCGAAATATTATATCCGCGGGCTTTACGAACAATCTTATTTCGTTCTGTTGAGTTTAATGAAGTCATCTCTGATAATATCGTATCTAAAATTTGATAATCAGAGTCCATGGTGGGATAACCTTTTGGTAATCTATAACACCATTCTGTTAATATTGAATCTATAGTCATAAAGAAATAGTTTTTATTTTATCATAAATATCGCCAACCTTCACTTTTACTGGAAAGTTGCCTTGTTCTAATACGTGTTTGATTTGTGGTAACAACTCTTTTGCTTCTGAATAATCTACATCGAAAAGCAGGGAGTCATATGTATAAAGTATCATGCAACTTGCATATGGTGCAATTAAATCTTGCACTTGCTTCAATTTAAGAACTGATACTTCGGTTTCTACTGCTTGTAAATAATAGTTAAACAATTTATTAGCAGTCATATTCTGCATACCATCCTTGCAGATATTGCGTTTCAATACGGGCGTTTCTACGCAACCCGTACGTTTCCATTTATTCCATATTTTATACACAAAATCATTTACTTGTGCAAAAAATGGTATGCTTAAGAATTCTCGATCGATACCTCCGTACAATAAACGAAATGTTATTGCTTTGCTTTCTTCACGTTGTGTATCAGTTAAATTTGCAACATCAAAATAAAATTGACCTAAATAATCATGTATTGATGATGCAGGTAATTCATATCCGATCATCTTTGCAATGAGCCGAACGTGATATGAATCAAAGTCCATTTCTACTAATGCACCTCGTTCAAAG